ATAACTTGTACAATGTCTTTGTTTTGATTCTTTATAAGAAAATTAGCTATCATACCTAGTACTGTGTATGATAAAAAACCAACACAAAAGCCAGACATTAGTTGGGTTTCCCAATTATCAGATAGGCCTGCAACGGCTAATAAGGGTTGTGCAAACACCATTGCGCTGCCAACACTCATACCTCCACGCATAAAAGCTTCACTGATTGTTTTGGGCTTAATAAAAGTTAATATAGCAAAACCGCCAAAAAGGCCGCCTATCATACTAGAAACTTTTGCTACTATAAAACCTGTTGGGTCTGCCATAGCTACTCCTTATTAAGCTTCGTCATCGTCTACTGTGTCGTTATCGCTTTCTTCTGTAATATCTAGTTCGCTAAACACAGTTACTAATAAATCTCTGTATTCTTCAGCTACTAAATGCAGATCTAGTAAGTAAACTTCTAAATGCCCATTACGCAGTAGTTGGGCGTGATACATATATTGACCAAATGCTACATTATCTTCTGGAATATAGTCTCTTGCATATTGCTCGATCATATCTGCAGCGATTTTAAGCAGCATATCTGGTATAATACTTTTGCTAATATTTAGCAGTTTGATAGCTTTGGTTTCGCGTTCACGCATTATTTGGTTGCGTTTAGCAGTACTCCAAGTATACCCACCATCACCGCCCCATAGATCCCAAGCTACTCGCCCTTTAGTAGGAAAACCCTCTTCACCACTATTAAATCCAGTTGCTTGTTTATCCACTTCATGACGACTAAAAAAGCTATACATTCTTAGCACAGTTGATGCGGATAGAGGTTCTCGATCTTTTAATTGATTAGCCCTGGCTAAACCTACCAGTGTACCTCCAGGCTTGCCATCGGCCTTCCAAGCTAATGCGCGTTTTGCAGCGCTGGCCATACCCGAAGTGGGCTTGTATGTCTTAGCCATAAGTTCTCCTTAGTCATTGTATGCTAGTATTACCTGTTTACAAGTTTCACTGCGTACAATATCATTATCTAAAAATCTTACCACTGCTACCGAGTTCAGTGGTTCTAAGCGTTCGACTGCATCTAACAATCCGCTATTATTAATGTCTACTTGTTTAGGATCACCGCTTAATACAATAGTGCAATTTTTACCTATTCTAGTAAGTAGCATTTTTAATTCTGTTTTAGTAAGGTTTTGAGCTTCATCTACCAACACTATTGAATCTTCAAAATTACTGCCTCGCATAAACCCTATCGGTTTAGGGTCTATAGTACCGGATTTTAAAGCATATTGATAAAATCCGGTACCAAGGCAATGAGTAAATACAGTTTCAAAAGGTTGTAAGTATGGAGCATACTTTTCATCCAATTCGCCAGGTAAAAATCCCATACCTCGGCCTGTTTCTACACTTGGCCTTGTAATAATGATTTTTTGTATTTTACGGTAAAACAATTGTTGTGCTGCGTAACTAGCGGCTACAAAAGTTTTGCCTGTGCCGGCACTGCCTATACCAAATACTATTGCTTTACTAGCAATAGCATCTAAATAACTTTGTTGTATATAATTTAGTGCACGTACTTCGCGAAATTGTGTATATTGATCAGTACGCTGTTTTTTACCAGATGATCTCATGCGGTTCCTTAAGGTAGGTAAAGTGTCTCGGCTTGCCTGCGTCTTACTAAACCTGGCAATTTTTGGCCGCCACCGTATACCCATTTTTTAAGCTCTAATTTGGCGTCGCTCCACTGTTTAGCATCAATTCTACGTTTTAGAGTTGAGCTGCGATAGCGAGCTACACCAAGATTATAAGCAAAATCAGCAATAGCTCCCAGCGTTTGAGGATATTGCAGTAGTATAGGGCTTGCAACTAGCACGCCCAACATGTATTTATTTTTTAATTCGGAAATTAACCAATCTTCGGCTAGTTGTTGGCTAATAGGATCGTGCTGCATTGTTACTTTAGTACCGTCTGGTTTATATACAGTACCATAGCCAATTGTAGGAAATCCAGCTGGACAAATATATGGTTTTGATCGAAAACCTTCAAAAGTTTTACACATTGGAACAGCTACAGCCAATGCCTCACTTATTGCCTGTTCGTTCATATACTCGACCTACAAACCAAAACGTTAAAATCATGTTTAATACAGCCATATCTTGTGCAGACCAAATTTCTGTTAAAACATGATTCCACATTCCGCCCTGCTCAACAGCAATAGTATAAGCAGCAACTTTTACCAGCAAATAAATACCGGCAAAAATATATGTTATAATTGGTCTCACTAATGCACTTACTGCAGCTACAAACCATCCACTGGCTTTGGCAGTTTCAGCTTGTTCACGAAAAGCCACAGTCATGGCATCTACTTCGGCTAGTGTAAGCTTAGTTTCTGATTCACGCAAATTCATTTCTGCTTTTTTCTCAGCAAAACTCATTTCACGTTCTAACAGGTTTAACTCATGTTGGCGTTCATTTTTGCGATCTAGTAGTTTTAGCACTTCTGGTGCTAAACGCAGTATGCCACCAAATACTCCGCCAAATAGTGTTTCTAGTACCATTATTTATCCAAAGAAAAGTAAAAATTTGCGAGATATATCCATTATACTGGCTACAGCCTCGGCATAACGATTTTTAAACTTACTGGGCTGTTGAAACATTTGCCAAGGATTTTCTGATATTTGTTGTACTTCGGTTTCACTAAGTGCTCTGTGCCACCCACAACTTAAATAAATACCAGGAGCAGTACTAAATGAACCATCTCCACTGTATAAAATACGTCTTGGAGCACCACCTTGACTATTATGAGCAGTAGTGGTAAACCCTACTACTTTACCGTTTATATAAAGTTTAGTGCCTACTCCTTGTTCAACTACGCTTACTAAAACAGCTAATTTACGTAACGGTACTACTTCAAGACTTGCTGTTAAATAAGGAGGATTACCAGCATTTCCATTTATTTGAACATATGGATATCCTCTACTATTAATTGCTAATCTAAAACTGTTAGCATCGCCCCAGCTTAAGCCAGTACCAGCAAAATTAAATGGATATTGATCGGCTTCTAAACAAACTATTTGTAGCAGAGTGTGTGAATTAACTCCACTAAAACTTTTATTTGCTACATGTTCTGAGTATCTACTAACACTAGATTTAAAAGCTAAACCGTATCTTGTATATACTCCCTTACTGTAAGCATATAAATTATCTTCTGAACCATATGCATTTATAACAGATGTAGGTGTAGCATAAGTTATTGTATTATTTGAAGCATCAAACTTATCCCAAGTTGGACCACTAGTAAACTTTATGTTACGTGCTAATGGATGTGCTAAATTAACAAGAACAGGTTTGCGAGGGATATTTGCAGTTTGTACATAGCTAGATTTGGTTATTGCTTGTGGTACATCAAAAGTAACATCATGTATTAGACGTTTATTTAATACTTGTGGTCTTGCAAATAGTTTAAGCGGATCTTGACTTAGGATTTTAACTTCATTTTCAGTTAATGTACGCCCCCAAGCTGCTGTTAAATATGTGTACCAAGGTCTTGTTTCAGCAGGCAAGGCACTACCAGTATAAGATATTCGTCTTGGTTGATAGGTAACAGTACCTGTATTGAATATAAAAGGATCAGTATGTATTAGCTTACCATTCAGATAAATTTTAGTACCAATACCAGTTTCGCCTGTTGCAGCTATAGTTATAACTTTATTAACAGGTACGGTAACATTTTCAGCTGTTACAGTTGTAGTGCCATTAGTTACATATACTTTTCCTAGATTACTAATAGCTATTCTTAAGGTAAAGTCAGATCCAAAACCTGGACCTGCATAGTAATATCCGGATGTAATTTGAGAAACTTTGGTAATTTCCAAAGATAATACAGCGAATAAACTATAATTTTGACTACTTACAGGCTTTGATAATCCGGTTGATTCACTTTGTTGAGCACGTCCATAAACCCAAGCTAATCCTCCACGACCATATACCGTGGAAATTCCTCCTGTACTCCAAACAGTATTATCATTAACAGCATTATTTATCGTTTGATTAGAGCCATTTACACTAATATTCATATTGTTGTAATAAAGTTAGTAATCACACCAAACAAGTTCTTATCCATCTGATCACTAAAGTATTCCTTCTTCATAAAAGGAAATACTTTTCTTACAT